ACCTGAGTAACGGTTTTTTAAAATAGTTACTTTGGCTAATTTCTTATCTGACTTAATGTCCCTAGATAATGCTAACAACATATCTGATAATTGACCAATAGAAGCTGAACCTCTAAGAGCATTCATAGTAACTTCTTTGCCGTCTTCGTAACCTTTATCTCCTTCACTTCGTCTAAGGTGACTAATAAGTATTACGCCTATTCCAGTTTCTTCAACTAAAGTTCTTAATTTACTTACAAAGTAATCAATAAGTTTTCTCTCATCATTAGTATGTTCATCACCTAATGCTGATAAAGCCATGTGTAAATGGTCTAATATTACAAAGTCTACGTCACATGATTTAGCTAAATATCTTATTTTAGAGAGCAGGTTATCTGCAACGGTAGAACCAAAATGATTATACAGAAAAAATTTACCACTGCCCACAGTGCTGTTATACGTCTCACGTAATTCTGCTTCACTAATACCCTCTCTAGTTAAATGTAATGGTTTTTTTAATTCGACACCCATAATACCTAAAGCACTACGCTTGACGCTTTCTTCTAAAGCTATATAGCCAACAGAAAACTTTTGTTTAATTAAATCTAATGCTACATGACGACAGAAAGAACTTTTACCTACTCCACTTCCTGCGGTGATAGTAACTAACTCTCCTTTTCGTAAACCATGTGTCTTAACATTTAGACATTCAAAAGGGTATTGTGCGGTGACATGATTATCTTCTTTAATAATATCTTCCCAAATATCAGTACCTAAAACTATTCCATCAGGTCTATATGGTTTAGCTTCCCACATTGCTGTAGTTAATTCTTTAGTTCTACCTGCAATGTGCATTTCGTTAGGGTCTTTTAAAGGTAGCGTTGCTATCTTAGCTTTGTTAGGTGATAGAAGTTTTGCACATTCTATTGCGCCCTCTTGTCCCTGTTTGTCATTGTCAAACATGAAGATACAACTCTCATAGCCTTCTAAAAATTCTAAAGACCTTTGAATATCTTTCTTTGCACCTGCCGCACCTGACTTAACAGAGACTACAGGAAAACGATTTTGGTTAAGCATAGACATTGATAATGCGTCTATCTCACCTTCGGTAATGATAATCATTTTGCCTTTACCATTCCACAAGTGTTGTCCGAATAATCCTGATTTCTTTGCGTCACCTAACCATTGAAATTCTTTGTTAGGGTATCTTAGTTTTTGTGCTACTAAATTCTTTTCGTTATCATAGTAGTTTGCAATTTGGCACGGTCTTCCGAACCAAGAACCAACTTGATAATTAAATTTTGTTGTTGTTGCTAAATCTATTTTTCTTTTTGGCAGTGGTGAAATCTCACCTTTAATAAAATCTGTGTTTTTCTCTGTCTGTGTGGGTGGTGTCAATGTGTTTCCTTTTGTATGTGTGTTGCATGAAAAACAATATGAATGAGTATCGTAGACAGCGTTTGCGTCACTACTCCCACAGCTATCGCATGGACTGTGATATAAAAATTCACTTTCAGTTTGGTGCATAATGTAATAATTTGATTTTTAATTTTAGAAATTTTGGCATTGTGGCGGAATGGTTACGCAGTGGATTGCAAATCTACGTATCCCAGTTCGATTCTGGGCAATGCCTCCACAGGTTGGAGGTAACTTCAGTCTCCCTCCATTACCCCATAAACGACAAAGCCCTCAACTATTGCTAGCAAAGGGCTTCATCTACAAACACTATGTCAACAACTCTGAAACATCAAAGTTGGGACACAGAATGGAGTTGGTCACATCTCTGTGACCCACAACGCTGACTGTATACTTCTGTTTCAACTCTTTTACAAGATTTACCAACGAGGTATATTGTTTGAACGTGTAGTTACAGTCAGGCTTATTTTCTATGGACTTGCCCCCTATCAGGCAAACACCAATAGAATTTTTGTTAGTAATGTCAGGATTACCTTCAACATGAACTCCTGATAAAAGAATGTCTCTGCCTTCTTGGACTGTACCGTCACGTTTAATAACGTAATGGAACGCACAAGAGAATAAACCTTTCTTTCTGTGTTCTGTATCTAAATCCTTAACATCTAAATTTTCTTTCGGAGCAGTTTGGCTTGAATGTATTATGACGTAAGAAGTTTCTTTTCTTTGATTACTCATATCCACTCCAGTGGTATGTGTTTATCTGCATGTTTAAATTCGTACTTATCGCACCACATGGCGTAAGTTGTTGCAGATTTTTTAGATATTCTACTTCTTGAATTACTGAATATAAATCTAATGTCTAATTTTGGGTGTTGCTCTTTGACCAATCTCATCTTCTGTCTATCAGCAGAAGTGAACAAACCTTTTGTTTCTATGAAAATGTCTTTATCTGTTAAATGAAAGTCAGGGGTGTAAGTATGTGATTTCTCAGGTTTAGTATATTTCAACTTAACCTTTTCATACTCATACTTTACACTATTAGCTTTTAACTCTTGTGAGATTGCTATTTCTAGTCCTGACCTGAAGCCATATTTCAAACCGACTTGATTAAAAGTCTGTGTTTGTTTCTGATTGTACTTCATTTTCAAATGACTTGTCTTCTGGAGCAGTGTATCCATCTTCAACTTTATCAAATCCATGTACTTCTGAATTTGAAGTTCCACCTGAAACTAATTTAGTTATCTGTACTGCTCTCATTCTTAATGAAACACCTGCACCTGCCATTGCCGTAAAGTACGGTATCAAATCAGCAGATACTTTCATTTCACTACCAGACCAAATACTAATATCGGTCATGGGCTTACCTTGACTATCAAAAATTGCAACTTTGTTTGGAATAACTTTTCCATCTTTAGTCATAATTTTTGCTTTAGCTTTGAATTTAAAGATTATATTTCCAGTTGGTTTTCCTTCAATATATTCTTCTTCAAAAGGTAAGTTTGCTTGCTTAACTTCTTTGCCTTTAGATTTCTCTGCACCTAAAGCAATCGCTTTCTTAACTTCTTCATTTATGCTTTTAGTAATTGCTAATCCTTCTTTTGCATTAACAATTAAGTTTGTCTTATAATGCCCTGTCTCATCAAATTTTGTGTCAGGGACATTTAACCAACAGAATTGAGATACACCTACTGGTGTCACAATTTTTGTATAGTTCATTTTACTCATCTTCGTCCTTTGTTATTGGTTCTATTATCTCTCCGTCCATTACACGTGCCACTAGAACGTCTAATGGTTGGTAATCAACTGGATAATCTTTGTCGTATTTATCCATTCGTATCTCCTGTGTGTTTGTTGTTTACTATGATGGGTACTTTAATCATTTTCCGATTTCGAATATGTTCCGATTACGGATTGTATTAGGCAAAGAAAAACTTAGCTTTCTCTAGTAAACTGATATCCAATGAACCCTTTTCAGGCACATTAGGTAGAGTTTTCCTTAACTTCTCAGGTAGTTGTTTTTCAACATCATCTTTAAAGTCTTGCAGTACGTCATGTTTAGTAAAGATATTCATAAAAGCCTTTCTTATGCTTATGTTAAGTTTATCAATGTCACACGCATTTGTGGCGTAACTATCATGCACATTACAAAAGTTTTCTATTCCTGCTTCTTTTGCAATATTTACACAAATCATCATTGCCGCAGAATCTAATCCGTGAACAAAATTTGGAGCTACCCCATTTTTTTGGCGTAACTTGTCAGTTAAGTCAGTCTCAGTATTAATACGAGGTTTAATAACTTCTCCCATTAACATTGCTTTAACTCTTTTAGATTTCATTTCAGGATAACTTTGAAATATAGGAAAACCTGTTGGAGCAATCCAAGTGATTGGTAGTTGTTCTTTAGAAACAATTTTAGCTATGTCTTGAAGATACTTCATACCACTTCTAGCAGACATTAAGTTGTCTCCTATGCTGTCCCAGATAATACCAGACAGATAACTTGCAGGTTTGAACATATCATTTTCAAATGGGTGCATTTCTCCTTTATCTTTTCTTTTAGTCAAATCTTCCACAACAAAATCTGTGCAAGAAAATCTAGTAGAGCCGTAACAGATAGTCATAATACTTCTTTTAGTAGTAGTACGTTTAACTCCATAGTCTAACCATGCTTGTGCATAAGGTTTATATTCAGCTACATCTAATTTAAGTTTTTCATTAACTGTGTTTGCAACTAATTGATAAATGTCTTGTGGTGTTTCTACTGGTAATAAATTAACCATCTTTCCTGCTTTTTCATCTTTAAGCATTAAAGAATAAATTTGAAGACCATTACAACTTCCATCAACATTAACAGGTATGTAAGAAATAAAACCTTCACCTTCTTTTAGGTATCTAGCCCACTCATCACAAAATGCTAAAAATTGAAAAGCATTCCCTGCGTTCTCCCACTGTCTATTAGTTAATGGGTCTTCCGCACAAGCTACAATCATAGCTTCATTATCTTTAGTCCATTGTTCTCTAGCTTCAAATGTTACTTTATCTTCTCCATACATATTAGCACCATGCACAGCTAACCAGAACACGCCTCTATTCTCTATAGTGATAGGCTTACCTTTAGCAAAATTTAATAATGCTTTAGCACCGTTAACGGATTGATAATTAAGAAATGCAGGGACACAATATGCTCTTCCTCTAAAGTCTAATTGTATTGGAAAATATAAAGTAGCAAAGTCTTTAAACTTATCTGCTAACCAAATTATTTTTGCAAACAATAACCTTTTAGAAAACATACGGTTATTCTCTGTGTGAACAATTACAGCTTCTTTTTTCCAAGATTTTCTACTGATGTCGTTGGTATCAATATCATGCGGTTTATTGGGTATCTCTTTATTCGTAGTTGGAGGCATTCCACCGATAGACATTCCTCTATCCCACGCTTGTTTCATTACATCTAAGATAAAATGATTAATCTTATAAGCTGTTGATTGCATAGCATTGACCGCACTATAGACCTGTGGCATTTCAAAGTTTTGCAACTCTTTTTGGAACAGTTTTTTGCCTAAACCGTGCTGTTTAACTAGCTGTAATTCAGGGAGTTCCTTAGTCCAATAACCTCCACCAACAGTGCTTTCCCACGACTTAGGAGGCATTACAGTAGGCATATATTCTGGGTTTAGGAGTTCATTGAAGGTATTTCTCTCTTTAATCCAATCTCTAGTTTTTTGAGTTTGTTTGATAACTTTAGTCTTTTTATGCTTAACAGTTTCAGTCTTAATTTCTATCATTCCTGTCGAATATATCATCAGTTCAATCAAACGTAGTCCAACGTGTAATTTCTCTGGTGTAGTCCATTCTTCCCATTTCATTATTTCGTCTCTCTTGGCACTCTCTTTTAGTTTTCTTCTTTTATAAGTGTAGTTCCAACTTCTTCTGTCTAAGTCTTGACGTACCGTTTGGTATAACTCTGGGTTTAATAGCTTGAAATTTTTCAGTGCTATTTCAGTTTCTACTTTACCACCTAATGTTATGCAGGTAGCAGTTAAAGGTCTATTTTGGGTGATTGTGTTTATGATTGACTTTGCGGTGATGAGAGCCAGAATTTCTGGTTCAACTTCACAAATTTTAATGAATGCTAAAGGTGGCTTTTTAACAATATTCTTTGAGGTGTCTTCTATCCATTGGGCTATCTCCATAGCTAAAGGTCTAATGGTATTAGCAACCATGACTTTACCATAAGAGGTAACACTTTCTTCTTCTCTAACAATATGGGATTGTAGCCTTGTATTCGTTCTGTGGACACCAGAGAGTGCCATGTCTTTCTCGTTTGATAGTTGGTCTTTGAATGTAGGTAGGGCTTCTAATAACTTCGTCATGTTTATAACTCCTGTGTATGTGTGTGTTATGTTTTTGGGATTGTATCTATAAGGGGGTCTTTTATATTGATACGCTATCGGATTAACGTACAAAAATTGTTTCGTCCTTTGGCACTCAACGGTTTACTAGTTAAAGAATAGTTGAGTGTTTACTTATCTTTTTGACAGTGACGTATGCGAAAGCGTATCAATTACAGAGGATTGCAAATCCCATTGCATTAAATCGCTATCGTATTGGTCTCTTCTACTATCATTGTTCAGTAACATTAATCAACTATCCTTTAACTTTCGTTATCCCTCTATCGGTTAAGCACTTTTGTTAATCGAATTAAGGACATTTACTGCACCCATCAAATTATTTGGTATCAAATGAGCATATCTTTTTATCATCTTCCACGACTTGTGACCTAGCATTGCGCCTATCATGTGAAGTTCAACTTTACCTGATTGAGCCAGACGAGTTGCACAAGTGTGTCTTAAACAATGAATAACAAACTCTTTGTCTTCAGTAAGGTTCATTGCTTTTCTTAGTCTTCTCCAAGTATTCTCACATGTCCAATACTTCAACTGTGAAAACACAAGGTCGTTTCTCTCCGCTTTAGTTAACAACTTATCAACGATTGCTTTAGCACGATATGTTAGTGGTATTCCTCTAGCTTCACCATTCTTAGTGAGACTAGCAGGTAAATTAACAACAGTGTGTCCGTTGTTAGTGTGTACCATCAACTTCTTAATAGACAGTGCTTCCCCTAAACGCATTCCAGTGTCGATTAAAAATAAAAAGAAATCTGAATAATTAACCATATCCCATTCAGTTAATAATTTAATAATCTCCTTCTCTTCTGGAGGCTCTAGGTATCGTTGTCGTCCATTGTTTTCGCTTTGCCATTCAATGTGAGGCATTCTATCTAAATGATAAATAGATTGTCTTTGATTGGCATAACGTAACATCTTAGAGATTGAGGACATATAACGATTTATAGTAGCAGGAGCAAATTTCCTGTCTTCTAAAGTATCCACGAGTTGTGCTATGTGGGTATCGTTAACTTCAGTCACAAGCATTCCACGACCAAGCATTTCAATTACTTTTTCGCCTCTACTCGCTTGCAACTTTTCCCAACCTTTATCTGTTAACTTGCGGTGTATCTCCGATAGCAACTTTACATTCTTTTGTTGCAACATGTGTACCTCCGCTTGTTGTCATTGTTATTTGACCAAATCAGAAAGAGTGCTGAACACTCTTCTGCCTTTTGCAGTTAAACGTACAAGTTTTCTTCTACGTTCATCTGGGTCTTCAAAAGCCTGTAATAAGCCTATCCCAAGTCCGCCCCTAGTCTTGTCACTTAATTTGTAACAGTTCCTAGAAACACTTGATTGAGCTATGCCTAATTTAGTTGAGATGGTTTGCATACTTACTCCATCTTTGTCTCCATATAAACTAACATAAAAGAAAACCGCTATTGTTTGGCTTTCCATATGACTGTCGAACTTACGCATTTCCTCTATTATTTTCAATAAATTCAATCCGTGCATTAGATACTCTCCTGTTTTTCATCTTATTAGTGGCTATTTTGAAAGTGCAGTCACTCACACTTATAGATTAATTTACTTAGGGTAAGGGAAATAGCTTTTCCAATAGCTTTAGATAAATTAATTTATGATACATACAACCTATATTTTCCAAAATCAATTATAGTCTCGTGTGTATCTCTGGTTACAACCAGATTACTCCATTTAGTATATTTTTCAATATGCAGTTTAAAAAGAATAAAATTCATAGTTATAGTTACTCCTCTAGTTAAGCATTAATTGGAGGTGAGGTTTCAGTGTGTGACACCCAACAACCTTTGTTATTACATGATGATGTACTGGTTAATTTAGTCTGTCTCGTGAACAAGCCAAATACCTGTATAGGCAATTGCCTAACTCTTCTTATTCTTTTCATTTTTTCTCCTTTCATTTTTGCATTTCTGATTAAGCTATCCTGTCACAATTAGTAATTGCAAGAGGATAATTGATGTAAGCTACAGTGCAAAATACACCGTCTAGTCATTAGACGGCATTTCATGGATTAACCAATCGTCAGTTTTGCTTTTAATTTATCTTTAACTCAGCATCATCTTCTTTTTTTAACTGGTCTTGTTCTATTTTTAACTGATTAATTTCTTTTTGATTTGCAATTACGATATCCATAAGTTTAAAAGATTGTGCCATTAAGACATCAATGCACTTTCCTATAGATAATTGTTTGTGTAAGTTTTCCAGTTTTATTGATTTATAGTTACTTGTGTGTTCATTTTTTGTCATATCTGCCTTTGTTGTGATTAATTGAAATAAACTCGCCGTCTAGTCCTTAGAGAGAGTTTTTAGAAATAAACTCACCGTCTAGTCATAAGTATTGTTTTTTAGAAATAAACTCGCCGTCTAGTCATAAACTCGCCGTCTAGTCATAAGCATGTTGGCAAAGAAATTTTGCTACACGCCTACAAATAAACTCGCCGTCTAGTCATTTAAGAAAGTTTTTAGTATTGGAAAACGCTACCTAGTTAATAGATAGCGTTCTCTGTGTGTGCTTTGTTAGTTTTTTAACTTAGCTTTTTTAATGGAAACTGTACTACGTTGCTGTTTGCCATCAAATAGATATAGAACTCATCACCGCCCAAAAACTCATGTAAGTTCCAATTATTAAAATGGTGTGCTTTCAGCTTTTTAAGGTTTTTTAATAAACTTAAAATTGAAGCCTTATTATTATTTATATTATAATTACAAGTTTGTAATTTGAATTGTATTTTTTCAACGTCTTTACTAGGTACAAAAACTTCAAACCAATTAAAAACGTCATCAAAAAACTTCTTTTTGTTTGATGCACCGCTTAAAGGTTTGAAAGTAAAATATTGCTTACCCTTGTTTGTAGGCTCATATTTACAATTCAGTACATCTGTGCCGAGTATAGTGAATTGCTTGATTTCATTTTGTAGCATTGCGTCTCCTCTGTGTGTGTTTGTGTTTGTATGACTTTTAAAAAGTCTCTAAGCCTACTCTGTGTGAATAGGCTTAAAGTCTATTTAAATTCTTCTTCAAACATTCCTTGTTTTCGTTTTTCTAATACTTCTAATATTTCTCTTGCTCTGTTTGGTGTCAGTTCCATTTGATTGGTGGCGTTTCCGTCTCCGTCAAATATCTTTACGCTAAAACCATATTTAGTAGTTTTCAGTCTTTGGAATTGCGTTTCTATGTATTCTTTACTATCCATTAATGTACCCAACCTTCCGCAATAGCTGAATGAAACAATTTTAGCTTGTCCGCTTGTGTTGCTGTTTGGTATCCTTCAAACAGTTCTTTTTTTTCTGTCTCATCTTTATACTTTGAGATTGTTTCCGCCCTCTGTATGTTTTGAACGCATTTTGATATACGCATATTTATCTCCGTTCTGTGTGTTTGTTAGTGTTTGTATGACTTTCTTAATTTAAGATAAAAAAAGTCTCTAAGCCTACTCTGTGTGAATAGGCTTAAAGTCTGTTTTTAATTCGTTCTATAAATGTAATAATCAACGTCGTCGATGTTAGCTTCTTCCTCCGAACCATCATAATGATTAAGAAAATGACCTCTGCCGTCCATTTTAGCGTCACGTTTCCATTTCTCAGTATCAAAATAAGAACGTGCATTCTCTGGCAACTCTGGCAAAATGCAGTCGTCAAGATAGCTGTCCAGAGCCTCGTCCCATGCGCACTCTGCTTCTTCCTCTGTCATTACATCATATAAACGTTCTCCGCTTTCTTCTGTTGTGTATGCGTCCACGTTCTGCCAAACGTCAAAAACTGACGAGCCACAAATTATAGGCAAGTCATTAAAGCCGTCCGTCTGTGTACTGTCATAATCTCCGCTATCTCTTAGCGTGACCGCTAACGCTTTCATTCTTTCTTCTGGTTCTTGTGTGCCAACTGTTAGAAAATTAAAGCCGTCTACTGTGTGTTTAACAAGTTTGTCAGACGTTCTGCTAAACTCATCTTTTTTAATTGTGTTTGTTTGCATTGTGTTAACTCCATTGTTTGTTTCATGCTGTCCTCTGTGCAATCGTCAGTAGCGTATTAAACGCCATACAAACAAGCTGTCCGTAACATCACACAGAGTGACCGCTTACAGCTTTGGAGGACTTTCCACACACTTTAAAGACTTACTCGCCCAGATTAACCCTATCGGAAGGATTGTCACCGTGTGTGGCTCTAGATTTTTGTATGTAGATAAAAACCAGTAAAAATAAGTATTAAAAGAGTAATAACATACCATTTACGGATTGCAAGCATTAAATTAAATTAAATCACTAGCGTATTGTTAGAGCTGTGTCTTTGGTGTGTCTTCTATGGAGGTGTTATCATTAATAATAATAACTATAATGAATGCTTATGAGGTGTACTTGTGGTGTACCTTAGGTGTACCAATGGTAGATACTAGCTAGTAGGTAGGTATATATATATGGTGATATATACACTTATATGCGCATAGGATACACTATATACACAGTGTCTTTCTTTTTTGTTTTCACTAAAATGGGTACTTTTATAATTAAATATCAATAGCCTTTGCTTGCGTTCTGTCTTTGGTGTAGCTGTGCGTGGCTGTGTGTGGCTGTGTGGTGTGTGTTTGTGCGTGTGTGTGCATACTTAATGAATGCGTGAGGTGTGTGAGTGTGCATATATAAAGAACGCTTGAGCGTGTGGCTGTGCGTTGGCTCTGTGTGTGCTGTGCGTTGGCTCTGTGTATGTGAGAATAAAAAAACAGACTAGCTGAAGCATACGTACAAATCTAAAAAAATACGCCCACGCCGCGCATAAACAAAGGATATGCTATCCTTATATATGAAAAAAGCCCTTTAATACCTCACTTATTGATATTCTGTGGTGTTTTTTGTGTAGTCTATGGGGGAAAGTCATCATTTCGTAGAGACGAATACCCTTTCATATTTTTTCTTCAAACAAATCGCTATTTTGAACTTACCCTGCTCTCGGCATCTCTTAATAATCCCTTTTAGTCTCAACACAAAGGCAGTCCGTCTACTTACCTAGATACTCCCCATTCGTTCACTCATACGCATAGCTCTCTTTGGCGTCTGTGTAGCCCACTTACTATCCAACATCTCCTCACTAGCTAACTTATAATCCTCATCTTGTAGTGCTTTAAGCATGCCTTTGAACTTGGAAACACCGTAGCCACCCATCTGGTAACACATCTCAACTACTATATTCCTAGCAGTCTCATGTATGTTGGGACATAACATTAACAATTCTTCTGAACCAGATACAGCTACAGCGAAGTCTCTCTCAAATAACTTATTCCACCCTGCCATATCTGTAGGGACATCTTCGCCTTCTATCATTTTGTGACCATAGCCACCTGTGTCAAACCCTAGAGTGTCTTTGTAGACTTCCATTCTGAAGCCTTCTTCTTTTTTAATCTCTTTTTTAGTATCCGCTATATCCATCTTTCTTTCCCTCGTATTGTTCCAGTTGTATGTTCCATAAACCTCTCCAAGTCTTTATCTAGCAAGTCTTCTTTGTGTTGACTGTAAGATAACTGTTGGTCTCTATCTAATCGTGTTACCCAATAGTTTGCACAGATAGCTAATGCGTCTATGGCATCATCATGTCTTAATGAACCTCTATCTCTAGTTAACCTTGTCATCTGTCTAAACAACTGATGGTCAGGTTCGTTCTTGAAATCTTCATTAATTAACAAATCATCTATGACTAACCTATGGCTATTCATTAAAGGCTCTAAGGTATCTATGATACGTTTCTCCTTTTGGATATTGTGTCTAACTTCTTCTATCTCACAGGGGTGTATCTTAGCCATGATAGGTTTAAGTAATTGTGTTGCCATACCGTCACCAAAGTTACTCTCGATAACCACATAGTTCACATCATGCTTCCTCGCAATGTGTGATAGTTGAGACATAGTGGCATCTGAATATCCACCTTCTAGTGAACCCACAGCAGTCAAATATAATACTCCGTGAAGCATTTTAAGAACTGCATAAGCTGTTTTATCTTCCCCTCTACCTGATGGGTCAATAGACATACACGTACCTTCAAATTTTGTAAATTCCTCAGACATATACATAGGGGCTACAAAGTAATCTCCTTTAAGTCCTACGTTAGGTATATCTGGGTCTATAGCTTTCATTTGCTCTGGCGATGAAGCCCACTGTATTTTAGCAGGTGCTTCTGTCCAAGTTGAACAACCTGAAGCTACTATTAAATCATTTAATTTAAGAGGGTATCTATTTGCATCAGACAATGATGTGTCTAACATAAATTGTAAGTTAAAACCTGAACGACCATAAGAAGATAATCTTTCCATTAAATCTACTCCATCAAACCTTTGAGGGTCTGTGGGGTCTCCTTCTTTACCTACAATGATAGAAGCTAGTTTGTCTCCATAACCTACGGCTTGTGTTTTAGTAGGTACTAATGCTGTCCATATCTTAGTCTTAAATCCTCTTTCTTCTAAAGTATTATATAATGACATCTCATTTTGAGGTGTACCTAGAAATATAATTCTTCCTACTTCTGGTTTAATAATTGCATCAAATTCTTTTACTGTCTCACTCAATCTATCTCTCATAAGCTGAGTTTGGGAGTTATTCGCACTCTCAACGTCATCAGCAATGATTAAGTCTGCTCTACTACCTGTCATCTGCCCTGAGATACCCATAGATTTAACTGAGGGTGCATGTGAAGCTAACGCAGGGGCTACATCAAAACTTATCTTTGAGTGTCTCTGGTTATCTCTAGGTATTAGATGAGATAATAAAGGCATCTCTCCAATTAGTCTCTGTGTAAATGTACTGAAATCATCAGCCCTACTTTTAGAGGCAGAGACAACTAAAATGTTTCTCTGTGGGTTTAATAATAATTGATGTACGACAAAAGATGACGTAATCCAACTTTTACCTACACCTCTGAATGCTTCTATAACTAACCTCTTGTGAGGAGACTGTAGATAATCTGCAATGTCATATTGTATCGGTGTTGGTTCTGGTAAGTTTAAATGCTTCCAACATAAATATAGAAAGTTTTTAAAGTTCTTTAATCTATTGTCCATCTGTATCAAAAGGTATGTCATCAAGAATGTTGTCTTCCTTCTTAGTCAAAGGTTCTGTGCTGTAAGTTTTACAAACTTCTAAACACACTTTCATTTCTGATGCTGTTAGTTCGTCACCTGATTTTAATTTGTTATATGCATGAGTTACTAATAATTCTGGTAACTCTTTTACAATGTCTGCTAGTTTAACATCTGGCATTATTTACCCTGCCTGTTGTAAGGTTTAAAATCTCTCTTCTCGTCTTTGTTTAATTTCTTTTTGTGTCTGCCAACTGATTTCTTCGTAATTTTTTGATACGTACTTGTCGTTTGCTTCTTAGCCATGATTTTTGATATCCTGAAAAAGCCCAATCAATATATTTATTGAAGAGCCACTTAAATGGGTTCATAGGGAAACCTCTGGTTAATGTTAATTAATGAGTAATAGTAGCCGTAATTAAAGTTAGCCAAAAAATGACTAAAAGTCCGTAAACTATTGATTTTATAAGATTATTCACGATTACACTTGTTCTTCTTTGGTACACATAAATTTAGTTGCTATTTTGTTATCATTTACAAAAGTATCTTCCTGTGAAATTACTAATTGCTTAGATATGTCTAATGCCGCAATAGTACATTCTTTCCATGAAGCATACAGTTGTTTAATTGCTACTGGAGGTAAGCATTGATTGTTTATAAAAGAACATAAACTTATTGTTAATATAAAGTTCATTTCTTTTTTCTATTCTTACACTTACATCTGGGTGCAAATAGATTGCCAATCCATGCAAAAGCATTGTCTATTTTGCCAAAGAAACTTAATAAAATTTTATCTATCATTTCTTCTTTAACTTATTCATTGTAGTGACACCGAAAGATGCACCAACTATTGTTAATATAATGTACCAGAACATAGGGTCAGCAAATTCTAAAATCTCCCACCCTCTTTGCATTGTGTCCTGAGTGTATGGAATAAAATGGAATGCCATAAGGCAAGTAAAAAATACTACCAACCACTCGTCTTTCCACGAATGTTCTTGCTGTTTAATTTGTTCTATTGAAATCTGTGAAGCTGCATCTAATTCTTTTTCTCTAATGATTTTATCTTTAGCTAATTTATGAGAAATTGCTCCAAATGTTTTTTCTGCTATAATTCTTGTAAGTGGATTTTTAAGTAACGCAAACCACATGTTACATTAAATACAATCCGATAGACCAAACCATGAATAATGCAAAAGCAAATTTATTAGTATTATTCCAATAAATCTCTGCTTTGCTTCTCCAAGTTTTTAGTGAGTATCCATATATTATCATATTGTTTCTCCCTTATTATTTTAAAAAATTGTAAGTGCCTGTGACGATGCTGCTAAGAATCAACAATAACCATAATGCACCTTTTCCTTTATTGATGTCTGCTCTTAAACCTTTAGTTTCATGTCTAAGTTCTTTTATCTCTCTAACTAGGAAGTCAATTTTTACTTCAGTAGATGATTTTCTAGTCATTAGCCTTTAGGATTATCTAATTTAACTTTAGCTACTGCGTCTTTCCAAGTAGTAGTACCATTTAGTAAGTCTTTGTATTGCATATCCATTTGTTCTTGCCATGTTGGATAAGCATTTGCTCTAGTATTTAAAACAGTTTGTAATGCTTCTTCTGCGTTACCAGCAGCTTCATAACTAGCTAATTGTATATCAGTAGGTTTAGCAATAGATAAATTCCATTCTTTAATGTATGCACCATTACCATCACTATCATCTTGTAAGATTACATCACTTCCAAAATCTATTTCTTGATTTGCGTATAGTTTTATTTTTGTATTTAAGTTTGCCATAATTTATATTCCTATTCTATTAATTTAAATCCTGTAAAATATGTTCCTATTCCATTAGAATTTGAATAACTTACACTTCCACTAGATTGATGTAATGTATATGCTTCTATATAATCTCCAACAGATAAACTCATTGTTGTTGATACTAAAACTGAAAATTGTTCACCTCCACCTGAACTTCCATTTGTAAAAAATTCTGGTATATCAAATGAGGTTGCTCCATTTTTTGCAATCCAAATATAAATTTTTTTTTGGTCATCAATTGAACCTGTTCTTACAGAAGCACTAATGAAATATTTTCCAGCTTTACCAGATGGAACTGTAAATCTGTAATTTGTAGAACTATCAAAAGCACCATCAGTATCAAATACTTCACTATTATACTGTAATTTAACAGAGGTATCGCTTCCAATACTTTGACCAGCTGACATAGTTGCTTTAAAAGCTGGAGTATTATCTCCACCAACAGCTTGAAAGTCTGATGCAGTTGCAGATGTAGCTGTCCAAGATTCTCCTGATGCAGCTGTGTCTGCTCTATTAATTGCTCTGTTATTTATTGTTGTTATTGCCATATTATTATACTCCTAGTGCAGCTTCTTGTGTCGATTTAAAAGTTTCATAAGCACTTTTAACTTCATCTGTCCAAACTGCGTTACATACTGCTTGAACTTCTGTGTGTTCATCAGTTATAATTGCGTCTGGTGATAAAGCATGTCTATGATATTTTCTTGATAATTCTTCGCCATCTTCGATAACTACAGTATCTGTTCTTACTTGAACTGATTTGTATTTTCCGACCACTTCGATTTTACCAATCTGTGTCTCTTTTGTTATTGCCATGTGTTGTCTCCTTGTTGTTGTTAATCTGTTTGATAAGTTAAACTAACCATTATATCTTCAGTTCCATTCATTGCTGATGCACTTACATCTACATTGACATTATTTCTAGCATCTGAACTTGCTGATTTTCTTAAAGCAATATGGTTGTCAGCACTACCTACAGCAGCACCTTTAGGTGCATTATCTGTATCAAAAAGTTGAGTAAAAGCAATAGAACCAGAAGCATAATAATTACCACCACCATCACTTTTAGAAGTAAAAGGTAATCCATTAATTATTGCACCACCACTTGGTGCTGAACTCCAACTTGATAAATTCATCCATATATCTACTTGAACTATTCTTCCTATTTTAGTGTAGATACCAAGTCTTGAAGCATAGCTTACACCACTTGGTGCACCAGTACTTCCACTAAAACTAGGTGTAAAAGTTCCTTCTTCGTAATCATCTAAAAGATTAGCTGCTGTTGCAGAACTAACTCCTAAATAAATTCCAGCACTAGCACTTGCTGGTAGTAAATTATTATTAGCACCATCTTCTGACCAACCATTTAATCCAGCTGCAGCAAAAGTATTATCTCCTCTTAAAAAGGTTGTAGCATCTTTAGTTCCAGTAGCTGTAAGTTTAGCAAGAGAAACTGTATCATCACTTGGTACACCTAAATCTAAAACTGAACCTAGTATCTGAATAAAATCTATTACGTCTGAACTTGTTAATGCCGAAGCAAAAACAATAGTAGAACCTGAAATAGTAAAAGCAGAA